CTGCTTTCCAAAATGAAGGTGTCGATCGATAAGAATCGATTGGCTTTCGCCAACGAACCTCCAAGAACCCAGATCTCTAGAGAAGCGATCTGGGGAGGAGGCCCTACGGCACCACCCCTCGGGAACTACCCGAGATTTATTGTGGGAAAGAGTTCTTCATAAAACTCTTCGACACGATAGTATGCACTGATTCCGCGCTTCCTACGGCAGAACGTTTCCGTTTCTACTGTAGGATATGAGCCAGTTATTTCAAGCTCATCCTTACAAGCGCGGTTCCAATTATCACAGTGCCAACTCAAGTACCTACCAAGCTCGTCCACTCTCTTAGGCTTGGAAACACGAACTAGTTTCCAATCTCCCAAGAGGGGACTAACAAGACGAGTATCTAAGTCGACATCATGACCACCCCAATATGCCTTCGGAACAAGGCCAGCGAGTTCTATCCAGACAGGATAGATGCCGGTATGTTCAAACCTCCTCGGGAAATGGGCAGTTGCCCACTTCCTTAACTGATTACAAACCCGAATAAGGTCAGTAAGCAGTAACGGAGGCTTGCGTAGGTAGAAGGGTGTGACGTCTTCGCCAGCAAAGTAGTGCCCACCACAAGACTCTCTAAAGAGCCCGGTGCCAAACGACTTCTTTGCATTAGGTATAAACCCGAACTGGGCCAATACCCAAAGGTATGTTTCATAGTCACCTGATGGTACTATGATATCATCACCATAGACGGAGACGACTCCGCGATTGCCTCTAAAGTAGGATACTGACTTCATTAATGACCAAAAGAGCAAGCTCTCTAGTTCAAACGTGAAGCCATTCCCCATAGAAGAGAACATCGCAGTTCTGATTGTTTCTCCTTCAACTACAACACTAGGTGACCGAATATCGTTAAGATACTCGAACCACTCAGTAGGAAGTAGGGCTTCGACCACAACAGAATTGATTGTATCAGAAGCAGAAGACAGGTCTATCGTCGCCAAAGATCCATCCAAGGATCCTAAACGAGCGAGATTCCTGTTAATGCTCTGATCATTCAGATTCTGTCCATGTCGAAGAAGACGTCGGCGGATATGTTTGCCAACGCCCTTTTGAAGAAACATATTGATGTCAGGCTCTTTACAAGCACAACGATCAATATCAGCGTTCTTCGGAACAGTGAACAAGACAGCACTCTCGACTTCCCTGAGGGAATAGAAAGCGCCAGCTTGTCTCAGCAACGGAGCTTCGCGATGGATCACATCCACGAAGGGCATTGCTGACTCAGTTATGTCGGCCATTCCCACGAACTTTCCAGATTTCTCACTGGAACGCCGTGTTCTGCTGGTGCTCGCGCCCCCAGAGAAATTCCCCAACACGATAGTGTCGGTTAACTCTCCAAGGACGTCTGCAACCAGCCGCCTAGCAAACTTGACAAACGTAGTCATTGAAACCCTGGGTAAAATATTAAACCCAGGATCTAAAGCGAGAAATTTCTCACTAAAGATATGATTACGCTCCTCAACAGCCTTCCATTTAAGGATAGCTGCTGACCTCCGAGCCTCTGCAGAGCCAGATTCCATGTCATTATATTTCGACAGGAATTCGGCCTTCAAGTGCTCGGTGGCAAAGGAACCGTCAAGTAACTTATCAGGAATTTGCCTGATAAGAGCCGTAGCCAACGCCGGTATCCGCGCATTTTGATTCTTCATTTTTATTTTGCGCTTCTTACCGGTCTTGTCGTTCTTTCGCATGCTTCGCATGTCGAAACCTCCTTCGGATGGTTGAACTAGCATACTAACCTAACGAACTTTAGTAAATGTTCGAAAGGTTGACCAGCAAATCGTTGATCTGCGTTTGAGACACTGCGAGACTATTGACGAGTTCGCCAATAGCATCAGCACGCTCTTGCGTAGACGACAGCGGGTCGAACGAGGTGTTAAGCTCGACGTATGCAGTTCGCACAACCACTGGAGTAGAGACCCCGTTCAACGTTTGGGTCTGAACAACAGGAATGGCAATACGGATGCTACCCCGATACCTACCACCAGTCTGACGAAGACCGATGGAGTACTTTGCATTTCCGGCAGGGACAGATCCCTTTTCGGAATACAGATGCACCCCATTCTTGTCATCGCCATCAGGCGTGAAGGTATGAGCCACCGGGGTGGCGGCACGGTCATTAACAACAATGTTACCGCGAGCGGCCATTGTGATTCTCCTGTTTACATTGGAGGATACCGGTGATCCGGCGTATGTAGGCTTGTTACCTACCTTCGCGGAAGGGACGATAAGAACAAGGCAAGAGCCTTGAACGATCGATCTCCAGCAAAAGGATTCAGGTTGAGATACGGTGTTGGAAGAGGCCATGTAGAGAGTTTATCTCTCTTATACAGCTCATCCACCACAGTAAAATTGCACGCAAGATCTTCGATCGAGAGTGCAGTTGGTGGCCTCAAGCTTTCGCAATGATAGTCACCCTCTAACAACTTCGAACAACGTGTCGAAGTCGTACCTGAGATGAATTTCAATCCGATAGGTGCCGTCAGGGCCTGTAGAACAGGGCCGATTGGTAGTAACCAATCGACAACGAAACTCCAAGGAGTAAGTTCCCATGCGATACTTGCCGGATTGACAAGGCCCAACTGATTCATCATCTTAAGACCGATATATTCGGGATCAACCCGAGCATACAAGTCGCAAGAGCCCTTATACGTTTCAGTGCCGAAGGCGTTCATAATTGGTTTTGAACCCACCGGACCCTGAACAGGGAGTGAAAAGAAGTCAGTACTAGAGCTTTGCGTCTGTGACCCATGACCATGAATGATTATGGGTTTGACGCCGCTTGCGTACTGCTTCAACAGTTGGTGTATGCCGTAGATGTCGGAAACCAGAGGTTTCCACCCATAGACGTACTCAAGGTAAAGTCCTGCAGCGATTAGATCTCCATCAGTCTTCACTTCACGTGCAGACTGACGAAGATATCGCTTCAGTTTACTTTTCTTGCATGCATCTAAGAGTTCCGCAAGTAACTTCGTTTTAGAAGTAAACAAGCGGACCGTCTGCAGCCACGTGCCAAGGCTCTCGCCGAGTTGTGCTTTCGCATCACCCAGCTTATTAAGAGCCTTTACCTCTGCCGCACTGCGGACATTGTAGTTGATGAAGGAATCAAATTCCATCCCCCATTTACAATGTACCACAGACTTAGTGGCGATATCCGGCGACGTCTCACCCACACTCGACCAAGTCCCGTCTGGCCAGTTCTTCCGGTAGGAAGTCTGACCTTGCGTGATTCGGCGAGAATAGTGGGTGTACGAAGTCGGAAAGATCCACTTGAGTTCCCCCAACAGCGCTGTCAGTCCTTTCGCATAGCTTGGTCTCTGCTCCTGGTAAACCAGAGGGTTTTGACTTCCGCTAGTGATTGAACCTGACACGCTCCGCACGGTGTAATTACCGGCTTTGCGTGCTGAACGAGCGACGGTGTCGCCAGGGGGCATAGGCATAGGTATTCTCCATCAAGGTAACGAGCGTCCCTAAGGACGTGAAGTGATCACACTTCAGTAATCAACGTATTCGTTGACTACCTCACCACTTCCGTTGCGGGCATAACCTGCAACGGAGGGGGAAATGATCACTGCAACAAGGGAGACGACTGCCGTAAGGACTTTCATCCTTTTGGCCGTCAAAACCCGAGGAGCTCGGTGAGCGACGATACTCAGCACGCGACCAATCCTGGTCAAGGTTGTCTTTGTCATTCACTCTGCTCCCCTCTTTTATTGTTGCAACAATCTGAGAAGAAGCCTAATTAGTCTTCTTCTCGACCGCAGGGGAAGGAATTCCCTTGCGACCACCTATCTGTCCAGAAACTCGTTCTTCGAGTTCCTCGGCGAGATAAGCTTTTCCACAATCTGGTAGGCCCGACGTCTTGATAAGGTTTTTAGCCTTTTCAACGCCGAATTGTCCTACGAGCAGACCATGAAAAATATAGTCGTGGTGGAGGCGCGTCTTCGCGAGGTCTTCTTGAGACATCGTAAAAATGCATTCCACCAAATAATCGACTTGTTGTTCCATGTTCTGTCCTTTCAGATTGCAGAAGAGACCTAGC